AGACGAATCTCAAACCGCCTGCCCCCAACCCCAAGACTAAAGCAGATGCTGGTCGAAAAGCCAGTTTTTGTGCAAGAATGGAGGGGGTGGTAAAACACTCAAAAGGCCCAGCGGAACGGGCAAAGGCCAGTCTAAAAAACTGGAATTGTTAAATCCCTTTTGGAAAAAATAAAGGAAACATCATGGCAAATACAATCGCAACAGGCGTAGCTTACGCAGACCCCGAATTCGTATCAGTACAGGTTGGCAATTCAGCCGTTCCAGTAGCTGTTACATCAAGCGGCATCATCAACGGCGCATATGCCACAACTAGCGCCACCAGTGGCGACACCCGACTGACTTATCAGCGGTTGACATTTAGCAGCACAGGAAGCGGCGAAACCATTCGAGCATTTAGCGTGGTTACTGGCGCTGGCGCTGCAACTGGTGGAACGATCAATGGCGCACACGTTAGCTTAAGCGTCAATGGCGCTGGCACTATTTCTGGTGCTGGTAATGCTTTGCGCGCTACGTTGGGCGGCACATCGACCAACCCCGGCGGTACATTGGCGGCAATTCAGGCCGACTCTAACTTTGCCACTGGCGGCACTTGGACAAACGCATCATTTATTCGATTCACTGACAGTGGTTCGGGTACGGTTGCCAATTTGTTTAACATTCCCGCAGCTTTGTTTGTAACCAGCACGGCTACTATTGCTAAGACTTTAAGAGTTGTAGCTTCAGATGGTACGCCCTACTACATCATGTGTTCAAGCGCGGCATAAATGTTAAAGCATCCCGACCCCGAAATTCAACTTTTGGTAGAGATGCTAGAAAGCCAGCGGGACAATGCGATGGCGCAGGCCGCTGCCCTTTTTAGGGAAAACACCGAGTTAAAGCAAAAGTTAGAAGAACATGACAACAGATCAAATCAAAGCAAGGATTGAAATTTTGACTGCCCAAGCCAAACAATTGGAACTAAACCTCCATGCGATTGGCGGGGCAATTCAGGACTGTCAATATTGGTTAAACGAATTGGAGAAACCAAATGCCACTGATCAAGTCAATGACACCCAAGGCGCTGAAAGCGAACATCAAGGCTGAAATAGAAGCTGGCAAACCTGTTAAGCAGGCGGTTGCCATTGGCTATTCGGTCAAGAAAGAAGCTGAAAAAGCCAAGAAACCAAAGAAGAAGTAAATGCCAACCCTTGCGGACATATACAGCGCAATCAACACTGCCAAGCGAAAGGCATCGGATTTTGTACAGAATCCCGGCACTAGCTTGCAGCAGATGGTTGGCAACGCAAATGACCGCGCAAGGGTTTACAACCAGCAATTAGGTTTGGCAGCGCAAGGAACGGGTGCGCCAGCTAGGGGAGTGCAACCCACGCCAGAACAGTTGGCGGCTGATCAAAAAATGATGGATACATTTGCGGAAGCCTACAACCCAGTTGGCATGACTGTATTTCATGGGTCGCCGCACATATTTCAAAAATTTGATTTAAGCAAAATTGGCACTGGTGAGGGGGCGCAAATGTATGGGCGTGGACTTTACACTGCCCAAGATTTAGGCGTTGCCAAACGTTTTACGCCAAGAGATCCAGCTTTTGAAAGCAATATATTAAAAAAATACGAACAAGCGCAAAAGTCTAATGATTACGCATCAGCACAGATTTATGAAGATTTCTTAACGCATAAAACGCCTGATGAAATTGCTAGTTCAATGAAAGAAGCTGGATTTGCAGGGAAAGATGCATTAGCCGCCCAACAAGCGTTTGATTACGCAACTAAGCAATATCAAAATCAAACTAAGGGTTCTTTGTACAAAGTAGATTTGCCTGATACACATATTCGCAGAATGCTAGATTTTGATGCGCCATTGAAAAATCAGCCCAAGCCAATCCGAAACCTTGCCAAATCTTTGGGGATGGACTTAAACGATCTTGGTGGTGATTTGGTTGGTAAAATTGGTAAAGGTGACGAGGGTAGAAAAATATTGCAAAATGCAGGCATACCCGGCATTAAGTATTTTGACGAAATGAGCAGGGGCGACACAAAGAATGTCCGAAACTTTGTGGTGTTTGACCCAAACCATTTAACCGTACTTGAACGCAACAGCCAACCAATCAAATGACAGACATTGTTCCCGTCCTAGAAAAGCGCCCAGTAGGTCGCCCAACCCTATATGACCCAAGCTATTGCGATACGGTCAGGGAACTAGGCCGCATCGGAAAATCTGTCGAGCAAATTTGCTATCAATTGAACGTAAGCCTTAGAACTATTTACTCATGGCGAGATGCCCACGAAGAATTTTTGCACGCCTTGGATGACGCTAAGACATATGAGCAGGCATGGTGGGAAGAACAAGCCGCTGCTTACATGGTGGAGAATAAAGAAAGTGACCGATTGAATGCAAGCCTGTGGTCAAGGTCAATGGCTGCAAGGTTTCCAAAGAAGTACAGGGAAAGCACAAAGCAAGAAATCACAGGCGCAGATGGTGCGCCATTGCTTACAGGTATTCAGGTGACATTTGTAAAGCCCAATGAGTGATGTATCAAGCGCCATTGCCAATGCTGAATTCCCAATCAAGCTGCAAGGCTTGTTTAAGCCATCACGCTATAAGGTGGCCTATGGCGGCAGGGGTGGCGCTAAGTCATGGGGCATTGCTAGGGCATTGCTGATCAAGGGCGCTAAAGACCCGTTACGCATCCTTTGTGCGCGAGAATTCCAGACCAGCATCAAAGACTCAGTTCACAAACTGTTGTGCGACCAAATTGAATCCCTTTGCTTGCTAGGTTTCTATGAAATCACCCAAAACAGCATCAGGGGCAAGAACGGCACAGAGTTCGCCTTTGCTGGCCTAAAGAACAACATTGCCAACATCAAATCCTATGAGGGTGTAGACATTTGTTGGGTGGAAGAAGCCCAAACCACAAGCCGATTAAGCTGGAACGTGCTGATTCCTACCATCCGAAAGCAGGGCAGTGAAATATGGGTTTCATTCAATCCTGAATTGGAAACAGATGAAACCTACCAGCGGTTTGTGGTGAACCCACCTGATGACTGCATCCAAATCAAGATCAATTGGTCGGACAACCCTTGGTTTCCTCAAACGCTGAAGCTGGAAAAGGACGCACTGAAAAGCCGCGACCTTGAAGCCTATAACCAAGTCTGGGAGGGCTTATGTCGCCAATCAGTCGATGGCGCTATCTTTGCCAAGGAACTTCAGCAAGCAGAGATTGAGGGCAGGCTAACCCGTGTGCCTTATGACGCAACAAAGCCCGTCCACGCAATCTTTGACCTTGGCTGGTCTGACAGCACATCAATCTGGTTTCTTCAGTTTGTGGGCATGGAAACCCGCCTGATTCGTTACATTGAAGACAGTCAGAAAACCATGTCCCATTACTTGGCGACCATGCAGACATTTGGTTATGTGTACGACACGGTATGGTTACCCCATGACGCTGAGAACCAGACACTGGCAGCGGCTGGGCGGTCGATTGATGACATTGTGAGGGCGGCAGGCTATAAGACGCGGATACTGCCTAAAGTGCCTATTCTGGACTCAATCAACGCAGCCAGAACAATATTCCCAAGCTGTTGGTTTGACCGTGAACACGCCGCAGAGGGCATTAATTGCCTGCGCCACTACCGTTATGAGGTTGACCCAGACACAGGACAGTTCAGCCGCAACCCATTACACGACCACTATTCGCACGGGGCAGACGCATTCCGCTACATTGCCCTGATGATTCAAGACACACCAAAGCGCAAGCCCAAAGCCCAAACCGCCACAGTTGGCAGTTGGATGGGTTAGTGTGATAATTTGGTAACAGATTCAGAGGGCTAAATATGGCTTATCAAGACGCATCAGGCAAAGACGACAGAATCAACAAAGCCATAGAGTTTTGGCGGTTGGTCAATGATGCTGACTCCACCAATCGCGCCGAAGCATTGCAAGACATTAAGTTTGCTGCTGGCGATCAATGGCCTGTGGAAATTCAGAACAGCAGAAACGTGGAAGCACGACCTTGCCTAACCATCAACAAGATTGATGCCTATGTGCGACAGGTAACCAACCAGCAGCGGATGCAACGCCCACGCAT